GATGGGTTCACCTTGTCCACTTAGTTCCTCCGCTAGTTGTGGGTTTTTAGTTGGGTCATTCATCGGATCACTGTTAGCAACCTTCTGTTGCTCAAGTGCCATCTGTTGTTCTTGCATTGCTTGTTGCTCACCTTGTATCTCTTGCATAGATCTTACAAGATTAAGTATATCAATACCTTGAGCTACAGCTAAACGCTTGATGACTTCTTCAGGGTTGATGAATTGTTGTGTTGCTTCTGGTCCCATGGTCTGAGAGATAGTAGTTAGGAATTGTCCTAGTGCTTCTCTATCTTGTCCACGTCCCAGTGCATTAACTCCTGCAACAATAGTAGGTTTGACCATAGACTTAGGTAGTCTAGGTATCTTACCTGCCTTTTGGAATACAGAAAGTTTTCTATCTAAGTATGGTACAAGGAACTCAACAGTCAGTAAGGAGAATAAACCTCCAAGCTGTTGTTCTAGTTCCATCTGTGTCATACGAACTTCTTCAGCAGTAGTCCTTTCACTCTGGCGTACCGTAAGTATAAGGAAAGCTTCTGCTAATCTCTTTTCTAACTGACCTACCATCTGATATGCTGTAGCAAAGTCAGCAGTTTTACCTACCTGTACTACACCTATATCATCTGGACGTCCTTGGACGATTGCTCCATTGCCAGCGTTGGCTAGAGTCTGTGGTTTAGTGGTTGAGGAAGGTGAGACTACAAAGACTACCTTAGCAGCTGCTGCAGAGCCTTCTACGAGTGCCTGAGACAACGCCTCAAGACTCTTCAAGTCCCCTACAAATTCTTCTACACGTCCTCTACCATATGCTTCTCCATCTACAGTGTTGAACCTAAGGTGTAACCAAGGTGTAGTTTCTATAGGAGACTTACCTTGTGAACCTGGTACTATTTTATCAAAGACTTCTTGATGCCACAAGAAACGATTGTTATCTCGCTTGATGTGTGTATAAACTTCGCAGTCATCATCGTCTTCTCCTTCCTCGTTGGTTGGAGAATAATCTTTTACAACACTTGCCAATAATTTTTTGGCAATTTTTTCTTTCGTGACAATTTCAATCACATTCCCGTTGCCATCTCTATCTACAACGAAACGATTTAATGGGAAAAGCTTTAAGCCTTCCTTACCCATAAAGATGAGAGCATTACCTGATACTACCAAATGCTTCAAGGCTTGGTGTACTACTACACGATCATCTGATGCTGCGATAGCATCCATGATAGTTCTCTCTATCTTTGCAAAGGTTAGATCTAATTCAGTTCTAACTTCAGGAGGTACGTCACCTAATTCTGACTCATCAACCTGCAGCTTAAAGAAGCTGGTTTGTACAGGTAGTAATGCAAGCATTAATTTACTTGCTAAAGTCACCACACCTTTAGCGCCAACTGACTGCCAAGGTGTTTTAAGATCTCGTGTTCCTCCTTTATAAGTTTCTTCTTCCCTGATTAGATGTGGAAGTGTTAGCCTTGCACATACATCTGCTTGTTGTAAATACTCGGAACGGTAGCTGGACAAAAAGTCATACCTAGATTTAGCTGTCATTATGCTATGTTAAGAGTTTTTACATTTGAACCTGCGCCTGATCTGGCGAATTGTTTGGTGCCACTTGCTCCTGCACCTGACCTAGCAGCATCTGAACGCTTGAAAGCAATGCTCATAGCACTACCACCTTGCACTCTGCTAGATCCTGATGATCTAACTTTAGCTGCTTCTCTTCTTTCTTGATCTAGACCTTCTTGATGTTGAGCTATCTGAAGAGCACTAGCATCACGTTCATCTTGACGTGCAGCATGTCTTTGAACTTCAGAGTACAAAGAACCATAACCTCCAGTAGGATCAGAGAAAGCGATAGGGTTTACGTTCTCCCCATGCCATTGGTCTCTTATGGCTTGATACCTTTTACCAATAGCCATGTCAGGATTCATACCATGGAACATAGCAATGTCTGCATGTCCTGTAAATTTCCTGTTAGATTCTGAACCAGATCCACCTAGTGATGTAGTTAATTTACCCTCACCTGCGGATCCCATGTCAGTCTCAAACCTATTTACTAATCCTCCTGCATCTTGTGATGCTCCTGATCTACCTTCTCCTTTTAAAAAGTCTAAAATATTCTGTGGATTAACTCCCTGTCTAAGTGCTTTAGTGACATCTTGATCACCAAACCACTTTCCACCAAGGTCATCCCATTGCATCCAACTTGGTTTTGTGTATGCCATTATGTTTGTGTGCTCCCCCAAGATTGTGGTATGCCTACTTCGGCATTACTTTTTACTTCTACCTTTTGAATGTTAAGATCTGGTTTAACTACTTGAGCTATCTGTTGATTGACAGTCTCTAAAGGAGTGAATTCTTTACCCATTACATTCTTAACATCCTGATCTGATATAGTAAGACGACCTTTACCTGTTGCATATTTGTCAGATAAAGTTTCTTGTCTCTTACCATGTTCATAAAGATCATCACCAACTCTTACGATATGATCTTCATCGTGTTGACTATCCCATCTGTGTCTCCATCTGTGACCACCTTTATAATCATCAAGCCAGTTAGCTTCTAACTCACCTCCTAAGGCTACGTTGGCATGTCTAATAGCTTGAATTGATTGAGGGATATCAGTACCTAATGAAGTAATATCATAACCTAAAGCAGTGAAAGCAGCTTTGTATCTATCATCACTCTGATAGTTACCCCAGTCTACAGCACCTTTAGTTAAGTGTTCATAATATTCAGGACTTCTTATATTCCAATCTTCATTAGGTTGGACTCTCCTTAGATCTAGACCCCATACTGTAGTGTCTACTGTTGCATCGCCTACAGCTCCATCTGTTGTTGGATCTCTGTCGGTACCATACATCTCATCTAAGAACTGAGATTTATAATCCTCTACTATTTCACTAGCATCTACTGGTCGATCTTTATGATGATCAGCTTTATCAAAGATTACTCCCTCAGCTTCGAACGTCTGAGATTCAGTGAGTGTGTAAGGATCACCAGGTATTTCAGATCTTGTCTGATTTTCCCAGTAATCCTTGCCAATCTCAGGCGGATCACCATAATCATAGTAAGGTATTTTACTTAGGGAGTGACCTAATGAACGGCTATGTCCAACTGCTGAT